CGCTAAACCCCCTTTATTTTCATTTTTAGAAAAACAAAGAATGTCAGGCACTCCGGCGACCCCTCCAAGGTGTTTAAATTTAAATCTCTCAAAGGGTGATCTTTTACCCTCATTAGGGACATGAATTACAAAAGCGTTTGGATAATTAATCTTAAAATAAGTGATCACCGAATTTTGCAAATGATCCTCTTTTGTTAGATATTTATGAAATGGGTTTCTCATAATATTTTTGAATTGGCTTTAAATTCTTTAAAATTATTTCTGTTCTAACAAATCCGCTTTCGATAAATGTTTTTTCTTGTTTTAATTCAGTTAATAATTCTAAATATAAATTAATCAATTCCGGCTCTTGTTTAAATTCAAGAATATTTTCAAACATTTGCAGACCATAAAGAACAGTTGAATGATCTTTTTTAATTGATTTTCCAATTGAAGATAGAGTGAAATGAGGGTTTAAATCTTTTGCCAATCTCATGAACAAAAAACGCCCATAAGCATATTCTCTTGGCCTTTTTTTATTTTTTATGTCAATACCCAACGATTCATTTACTTTGTTTATAATGTATGATAATTCCATAATTTTTAAATTAATATTATTCCATTCTCTGTTTGATCATCAGAAACATAACCTGAAACAATACCCGTTTCCAAGTACAATTTCCATAAATCAAGAGCCTTTTGATAGGCCAAACGACCTCTTTCAATTGTTTCATCTTTAAGCGAATAAACTTGAACTGAAAACGGGTGATTAGTTTCAACGGCAACAAATCTAAATTTTGCCGGATCATATCCCAAAGCATCCGAATAAAAACACGCTTGTAAATGATAATTATATTTATAAATGTCCCTCCCAAATGCCTTGGGTGAATTATCTTGACAAGTTTTGACATCACCAATGAAATCCTTTCCAATGACATCCGGGCGAACCCTTACATCGATTCCGTTAAATTTACCATAATGGCTGATTTCAACATCACCATCGCAAGATTCCCGAGCCAAATCATTTGACTTAAAGTTTACTATTATTTTGTCAATAATAAACATTTCATCTTGTTTTAATAATTTGCGACCTTTTGCAAGTTTTTCATGTTGCTTTAATTGTTCTTTGTCGGCCTTATATCTTAAATCAAGTTTTGGGAGTATATAATAATCATTATAAAACTTGTCATTTCCCTCTAATAAAATAGTATGAACGGCAGTTCCAAGTTCCATTGATTTACTCGAAAAAGGTAGTTGTTCTAAAAAATGTTTTACCGATTTTTTATATATAGTTTTTAATCCAGATGCGCTAATACTATCCTTTGAATGATACTGTTCATTTGTATCTTGTACTTTTTGCATAAAATTTTAATTGTTTTATTTTGATTTTAAAATTATAATTTCAGCTTCTAGACGATTGATTTTGTCTTGAAGATGAGCATTTTGTGACTCAAACATAAAAGATTTATTTTTTTCAATGGCTAAATATTCAATCAACTTATTTATCCTTTCAATCATAAATTCTTTGTCATGCTCATGAGTGTCATCGTAAATTATGTTTTCCATAACAAAAAAGGGGGACATCCGCCCCCCCATGATATTTAATTAAAAAGGTAAATCATCTGATTTTTTAGCCTCATTGTTTTGAGGGGATGCATCTGGTGTCCATGTGTTTAACTCAACATAGAAAGAGCCTTTTTGACTTTTTAGAATATCTAAATTTACCCATCCATTTTTTTGTTTTTCTTGTAAAAATTTGATGGCATCATCAACTTTTATTGAAAGATTTCCGATCACAAAATCGGGAGCGGAATCTCTCTTTTTAAATGAAAATCCATTTGCGAAAATTTTGTTATTACTCATAATTATAATTTTTAAATATTAAACTTTGATTTGATTTCTTTTTTAAACTCATCTTTCATTTGAAAGTTTTGTAAAACCGCCTCGGCTTGTTTTTTTGTTCCTTTCAATGTCGATTTTAATTGTTGATCTGTAAGAAATGGTTTTTGATTAGTTACGGCGTTTTTAACTTCATCAGCCGATGAAATAGCCGTATCAATTCCAATTCCTAAATAACCAAGCGCACGACCAAGAGCCGAGGTGAATCCATTCTCTAAAAATGAAGTTTTATTTATATAGGATGAATCTCTATACTCTTGAGCATGAGCCGAAACAATAGGATTTCCATCATTATCAAATATTGTGACTTTAAATATTCCCTCTTTTTCATTTATGTCAATCAATTTCTCATTGATACGCCATCCAGAATAATTTTTATCAACTCTAAAATATTTAAGCCTTTCATTGACTGTAATGTAATCCTTACCTTTAATGTTTATTGTTTTCATTGTTCTAATACATTAAAATTTAATTTTTTTAAATTTTTAAGATTCTCAATTGTAAATAATTCAGGATTTTTAATCCTTTTAATAAGCGTTGGCTTGGAAATACCAAGTTTTTTTGAAACTATTGCAAAGCTCAAATCCTTGCGAATAAGCTCAATTCTAAATTCTTTTAAGTTACTATCCATATAATATATTTTTTTACAAATATAAAATTATTTATTGCTAAACAAAAATATTTAAACAAAAAAAACCCCTATCAAATCGAAATCATCAAGGGGTCAGCAAACAAAAAAGAACTTTTTGCTACTTAAATTTTGATTGGTAAATTGAACTTACATCGTTGTTTTGATTAGGAGTGTGAAGTTGTAACTCATATTCATTTGATTTCATACGATGGGTCATAGCATCAATATAACTTGAAACAGATTCTTGAAATATATCACTCCCAAAATCCAAATAAATTTTATTATGCATTGAAATATGATCAAGGGCGGTGTTATAAAATGTTCCCTCATATCTTGAGGTAAATTCTCGATTGTCATTTAAAACCTCTTGAGTAATGATTTGTTCAAGTTTTTTGTCGGCGGTATCTCTTGGCCTTCTAAATGTTCCAGAAATTTTACCATTGAAATAATCACTATCACTTAAATCATTTGATAGGATTTGTTTTTCCATTATGATTTCCCCGGTTATAGTTTTATCGCCATCCGGGATTTTTCTTTCAATTATATATTCAGAGGAATCCGTTTGATTTACCTCGGCAATATATGCATTGTCAATATATGAACTATCATAAGTACCGGAATCTGAAATTTGTTCAGGCAAGAAAATAAATACACGAATCTCAACATCATCATCATTGTTTGCAATAATTAGTGGATTCATTTTAAAAACAAGCTTTCCCCATTTATTTATTGTTTCGGTTGTTCTTTCAATTTGAGTGGTTGTTGATTGCCATTCATTTGTTTCAAAATTATAATAATAATTTGTTGATGATGAATCAATTGCTTCTATTTTAACCCTCCAATTATATTTGGCAGATGATCCGCTTGTTTTAATATAATAACTATAAGCAAACTCCAATTCCGCCTTACTTCTTGTAATACATGAATCTGGTTCGGAGTTTGTGAAAAATGTTGTAATTGGGGCACCAAATAAATTTGTTGTTTTAAGATATTTATTTCCAGACAATGCTTTTACATCACTATTTAAATCACGAGCAACATTTCCACCCCCTAAAATAAAGGCCCATCCATTCGCAGTTATAAACTTAATTGCCGTAAAGTTTGGGTTTTCATTTTTAATGTTGATTTTATTTATTCGAATAGGTAAAACAACTCTTTTAATTGGCTTTTCAAAGCTTTTCATAAAAGAATTATGCAAAGGAATTAATTGTCTTGGAGTTGAAAATAAAACATTTTTATCCTCATTAGTTTTATAAGTACCCTCCGAACTGTAAACCTTGTAATTAATTTGTTCGGCTCCTGTTTTTAATTTTTCCTTTTGATAATTTTTAAGTATTGACATTTTTTATCGGTATAAATAATTCAACGGTGAATTGTAATCATCCGTTGATGAAAATTCTTGAGTTATTATAAGGCTATCCAAAACATTTCCTTGATCATCTTTTGCAAATATTGTCGCAGTCCTACCGGCTGGTCTATCCTTATTTGGTTTCCAAGTTGCATTGAAATCGTTTCCTGTCGCTCCACTTGCGGTAAAAGTAAATGTTTTCAAATATCCATAACTTGTGAATGATGTTGGAGATGATTGATTTAATTGCAACCAATCCGAGTTTTGACTGATTGTTACTCTGCCACTATGGGTGACTCTAATTCTTAAACTCCCGGCGTTTGCATCAACCTTGGCCGGCCCACCGGGAAAAAATTGTGCGCTTGATGCTTGGACAGTTGATCCGCCCGGTCCCCCTGATAAAACAAGCGTAACGGTTTGATCCTCACTGCCAATCCGACCATCAACTCCAATTGTGTAGTCTTTATATTCATAATCTGGATTAATATTTTGCAATAATAAAGATGAACTAAAAAAACTATCGGAAACAATAATTCCATCGGGGGGTGAATAACTTCCAGATATCAATCCTGAAACATCACTCGCCCTTGCAAATTCCCTTGTCCCGGTTGCCGTAAGCTTTACATTTCCGGCAAAACTCGAATTTTTCAATCCACTAAAAACAAGTTGAGTTTTATCAATTGTCGTGTTGGATGTATTGTTTGTTATATTTACAGTTGTTGTGAATTGTTTTTCATTTGGTGATCCTCCAAGATGTAAATAATTTGTTTGTGGAAATGTTGGTATTGTTCCTGAAACGGTGATTTTTATGTCTGATCCAAGAAAAGCTTTTGTAGTTGTATGAACTTCAGTTGAAAACTCTGCTTTTGTAAACCTGCAAACCGCCGATACTTGATCTAAACTTGTAAACTCATAATCTGCATAAAAAGTAAAAGGTCTTAAAAAAACATCAAAAGAAAAAGGATCCCCAACTTGTGATGCAGTATATTGTATCTGTTGTTTCACCGGAGAAAATATAATATTACTTGTATTTGAATGCAAAACTAATAAAGTAAATACCCCTCCAATTGCACCGGGTTGAGGTGTTGGAGGTGTTCCGATTGTGAGTGTTTTTGTATCAGTATCGGATCCGGTAGAATTAATTCCTGTAAAAGAAATTGTTTGGTTATTATATGACAAAAGCGGCGTAAAACTGATTTTTGGAACTCGGCGATTATCTGTTTGAGTTGATCCATCGGGCAAAGTCCATGTGCCACTTACCAAATCACTTCCCAAATTGCTTACAAAAAAATGAAACAATCCATCGGTGTTTGCAGTTGTACGGCCATTAATTAGTAAATCCGGAGCCGTAACGGGCAAAACAATATCTTGTTCCTCACCGAATGTAATACTTGCATTGTCATCAATTAAACTATCCGCTCCAGATGGACAAACCGTTTGTTGATCAATTGTATTGTCTATAAGATTTGAATTGCTTATTATATACCAACAACCATAGGACTGAAAAATCCTTGAATTTGTCAATCTCAATATAAATTCCAAAACCTCTTTACAGTTTCTAAAATCTAAATTTTGATTGTAAAGGGGAATGTCATTTATTGTTATATCATGAAAAATAGTTGATTGCTCGGTTAAAGAAAATTTATCACTTATTGTGTCAGTTGATGAATCAAACTTTCTTATGTCATTGGCAATCTTTAAATCAAATCGATGACCTGTTTTCTTGAGTATTTCTAAAAGATAATAAAAGAGTGTTTTTGTTGGATCAAGAAATTCCGTTGCGGTTTCAAAGAAATTGTTTTTAAATGGACTAGGAGCATCAAAACCCTCAATAGTACCAAGTCCGTCAATCGCCTCCAAAGTTACTTCATAAGGAGTTGTAGTCATTGACTCTTGCCAACGATCCACCACAATAAATCCCGACCAATAAGGCTCCCAAAATAAAGCTTTTCCAAATTCGGCATCATAATTGATTTTGACCAAATCCGGCCTTAATTCAAGTTCTTCATAAACATCACCGGCAGAATTATAATAATAAATATCAACTCGATATTCCCTTTCATCGGTTTTGTAAAAATCATCAAATTCAGAAAAATCGGTAATTAATAAATTAAGCTTACACCTTGATCCTCTAATGGGTGAATAAATATCATCATCGGAATCCCATATTACTTCAACGGGATTATCTGTTCCAACAAGATTGAAAACATCGCCATCATAATTTTTTTTTAATATTTGAACAAGAACCGGTCTATTGTTTTGATCGGAAAAATAAAGCTCAAATTTAGGATTCCATGTATTTAAAAATTTTAACATTATAAAATTCTATTTCTTTGTTTATTTGCTCTTTGTAATGCAACGACCAAATCTTGACCTTTTAATCTGAATTCGCCCGTAACATTTACATTGTTTGATCCTCCATTATTTATCATTGAATTAAGTCGATCAAGTGGAGCGACCACCTCGGGATTTGATCTTGCCCCTGTATATTCTCCAATTAACCCCATTGTAGGGCCGGAAACAATTCCTCCATCGGCAAATGCTCTCGGCCCCTCATTTTGCATTTTACCGGCTAAACCTTTTAAAACTGCACCGGCGGCAATAGCCGCAAGACCGGCGGCAACTCCGACAATTGGAATTGCGAATGTGGTAGCTAATTTAGAGGCTAAAACTGCGGCAGTTCCCATTTGAATTAAAATATCTCCTAAAGATTGTAAAATGATTTTGCCTATTGCTTTGAAAACATTGCCTCCCTCAACTAAAGCAGTTCCAAAAGCTTGAGCCCCCGCTAATGCTATTCCGCTAAAATCAACAAATATTTTTTTAGAAACCTCTGTGGATGTTTTTTTCAAATCTTTAAAAGCATCCTCTGCCACTTTTACTTTTTTACCAATGCCCTTTAATCCAAAAACTGCTTTTTGGCCATCAAATTCAAATGTTTTCATTATTTTATTGACCGGCTCAACTTTTTGTCTTACGTTGTCGGCCTCATTACCCATTCCTTTAAATGCATCCGCAAAAACATCAATCTCTGGTATTGTTTGATCAACACTCTTTTTGAAATCTTTAATTTCTTTATTTAGCTTAATCTGTTGTTTTGTGGCATTGTGTTCATTTTTAGCAATGGTTTTGGCTTGTAAAGCGAAAAACTTTGCCGGATTACCGGCTGACTTTATGACATTTAAGAATGTAGTCATCCTACCAACTAAAGGATTCATCCTATGCAAAACCTCAATTAATGCCACACCTAAAGCCGTTACGGCAGTAACTAATAAACCAATTGGATTTGCCGCAATGGCGACTCCTAATGAGATAAATGATCTTGTAATTAATGGGACAACCGTTAAAAGAGATTTAAATCCTTTCAACATAATTCCTAAACCTTTAGACATTGAACCAATTAAAATTGATAACGGCCCTAATGAGGCAAGTAATCCTCCAAAAATTAAAGTCAATTTTCTTGTTTCTGGAGATAGATTTTTAAGCGTATCAGCTAAACTCGATAATTTTTTTAGCATTCGAGTTAATAAGGGTAATATAATTTCACCAAACTTGGCAAAAGTAATATTTAATTGATCTCTAAATGTAGATAATTGACCGGCAAAAGTTTGAGATAATCGTTCCATCCCATTGTTAAATTTGCCTCCCTCTGCCGTTGCATTTCTAAAAGCTTTTATTAATAACTCAAAAGTTATTTGACCTTGAGAGGCCATTTCTCTTAATTGACCAACATTTTTACCCGTAACATCAGAAAGCATTCCATATAATGGAACCGCATTATTTATAAATTGATTTATATCTTGGGTCATTACTCTACCGGCACCGGCACTTTGTCCAAATGCCCTTGCAATGTTTTCAAGGCTACCTCCAGAAACGGCGGCAATATCACCAAGCAATTTTAATGATTCAAAAGCTTGATCGGCATTCAATCCAAATCCCATCAACATATTATTTACATTGACAAGATCGGGTAATTGGAATGGTGTTCTTGCAGAAAACTTAACAAGCTTTTCAAAAACTTTTCGACCCTTGTCGGCAGTACCTGTTAAAACCTCCAATGTTGTTCTTAATCTTTGGAAATCACTTGCGGATTTAACGGCCATAGTTCCAGCGGCTAATATTGGAGCAGTTAATTTTAAAGATAGATTTTTCCCTATTGTATTTAATCGACTGCCAAAATTTGACAGTTGATTAGATGCTTTATTTAATCCGGCATTTAATTTTTTAACATCTGCCGAAATTAATACCCTTAAATGTTCTTGATTTACCATATTACAAAAATACAAAAAAAAAGAGGGTTAAATCTTAACCCCCATTGATCTTACTTTGTTTAAAAATGTTTTAAATCCCTCTGGCGTTGATCTTGGTTTACTCGGCTTTAAATACTTATCCTGTGGCAATGGAAATAGTTTCTCCGGCTTAATCATTTGGCTTTTCTTTTGACAATTCACATTGTGAACCATTGTGGCCAAATATCTGGTTTGTTCCCATTGGATATTTAATTTGATTGTATGTGATTCACCCAAGCGTTGATTTTCAGACCAAGTAAGCCTCCAAAAGTCATTGGGATTTATGCCGACTTGCCCGATATAGTAATCAAGTAATTTATCCCAATTTAGGGGGTCGGCCTCTGCTTTCCCTCGGGTTCAGCATTTCGTTCAATGCCCATATTTAGACTTGAACCTAAAATCTTGGATTCAGTCATTGCATTGACAATCTTTGTAAGTTCTTCGGCATCAATATCCTCAAGCCATGCACCGACTTTAAATTCATTATAATCAATTTTATTTCCCTCCTCTTGATCGTATGCCAAAAGACCGGAATAGATTAATGATCGAATGCTTTTAATTGAAATACCGTTTTCAAACACCTCTCCCAACTTGTCAAGCGATATGCCTAACAGGTCGGTGAAGTTTGCCCAAAAGTTCATGGAAAAATGTAATGTACGATTTTTTCCGCCTATTTTTAAGGAATAGTAACCCCTCTTTTTGTTTGCCATTATTTTAAGAATTTAACTCTTATGAGTTGGTTGACTTAACAATCGATCCGGTTGTTGTAATTGAGCCGCTATAACTAACGGGTGATTCCATCTCTGCGCTCATTTCCACACTTGAGAGAAATCCCTCGACTGTAAAAACTTCATCGCCACTTACGGCAGTTCCAAAAATGCAAGTAAGTTGAGTTCCGGCGATTAAATAATCAGCGAGTTCAATTGCGTTTGCGGTGTCATCATAGGCAACAAGTCCATCAAAAGAAATCTCGCCAGATTTAACACCGGCAATCACTTCTTGAAAACCACTTGAATCCTTTGTTGTTGCCTCTGGTAAATCAGCATTAAAAGTCATTGAACAACTTGTCGTGTGTCCGAGTGTTGCTCCCTCTATCTTTAGAATTAAATTAGTTCCTGAAAAAACTCCTGTTGTTGCCATTTATTTAAATTTTATACAAATATAGTGATTTTAATTTTTTCAGATATCTTCAAATCATCCATTATTTAAAAGCCATATAAATAAAAACTTTATCAAGACCGTTCTTTGATGCACTTGATGTTTTTAATTGAAAACCATCAGAATTTAAATCCATTATAGTTTCACCAGTATATTCCTGACCACTGCTATCTGCATCTAATCTTCCTGAATTTGGATTTGTAGTGTCTCTTTTGTTGTCAATAATTATCCAATTAGATGTCTGGTCAGTGCCTTTAATCATAACAAAACTTGGTGCAAAATCTAAAGTAACAGTAGTACCTGTTGAATTACCATTCCCGGTATATGTCCCAATAGAACTATATTTTGCAACTGAATGCCAACAGTACATTATTACCTTATTAGATGTGCTCGAAACAAAACTGCCAGGTCTTATGCCTGCAACAGTAGAAGTCATCCCTGCACCCCACATCGTAGAAGAACTTGCAACATCATCGTCTGTGTTTAATTTTAAATTTTGTGAAGTAGATGTAACTCCGTTTACGAAAACATACCAATTATCAGATACATCTGTATTTTTTAATATTACGAGTTCAGGTGCAGAAGATAGTCCGTGTCCAACTGTTTCAGCACTTGAAGATATACTGCCTGACCAATTTACAATACTAAACCCTGCTTCTGTATTAGCACTAACATCTGATGCAATAGAAGGTGTAGAGCCTGTAATTGAATTTACTCCAATATTGACTGCATCGCCACCGCCTTTCCAAGTCCAAGCTACATAGTCTTTATTATTTGCGTTTGTATGATTACCTGAACCTGCATTTACAAAAAAACCATTTGCTTCAAAGGTTGATAAAAAACCGAATTGACCAAATTGCCCTAAATACCCTGTGTTGTCAGGATACAAGTTTTTTGACTGACCTTCACCATTTACTGTATCTTGTAAACTATGAGATGCGCCTACTGTTCTTCCCTTAATCCAAACCAAGCCACCATCCCCACCATCATTAACGTCTAAATCAAACCCTACATTTGAAATATATTGAGTTCCACCATTCCCCCCATACAATACAGTCTTAAAGTTAGATGTATCTGTTTCAGGTTTTTCGTTGTAAAGTTGGGTAATTTGACTACTCGAAAGTGCGGTTGAAAATATGCGTACTTGGTCTATTTTTCCATTCCAATATCTAAAAGGCCCACCTGGATTTTGATAACCTAATGATAAATTACTCCCTGAAAAAATATTTGGTGTATTTGGTGTGAGCGATGTCAATTGCACTTCAGGTGTGCTATTGCCGTCTAAAAATAGTTTTAAAGTTCCAGCACTATAATCAAAAACAACCGCTACAAAGTGCCAATTTCCATCCCCTACATTTGTACTTCCATCGGTACCTGCACTACCACTTGTTAAATAATTATGACCTAATCGCAAAACATTTCCTGCATCTTTAAACAATGCCCATCCACCATTATTAGCGGTTGTACTACCATTCCAAGCATTTACTATTGTCTGTTGACTTCCAGATGTATCACTTGTATTAAACCAGCAAGTAAAACTTGAATCGGCTGTACTGTTTGCAGGTAGTATGGAAGGTAAATCAAGTTTACTACTACTCCCATTAAACACCGCAGCTTGACCAAAGCGTCCGAACCTGTACTCAACACCCCCTGCTTCAGTACCATCTGCCGTACCTTTTGAATCCTCTGCTGAATTATTTAATTTGTAATATGCAGCATTTGTAACAGGGTACTCACTATCAGTTGTAGTTGCAGTATGTACACAAGCGGTTTCTGCGTATAGGGTGCCAACTTCTGTTGGATTTAACGTTTTTGAAAATACCCTTACTTGGTCGATAGTACCGCTAAATTCATCATAAGTAGTATTGGTAGTATAGTCTTGTAAAATATAAGCACCTAACGAAGCTGTAAGCGTTTGACTTGCACTATAACTTAATGTAGCTGAATGTGTAGAATCTAACGAACCATTTATATATATTTTTGTTTGTGAACCTGTATAAGAAACAGCAATGTGAGTAAAAGTATTTAAGGATATTGAACCTGTTGAATAAACAGCTGTGCTGGATGGGTAGTGCTGAACAAATATTTTATCAGAACTACCATCATTCCTTACGCTTATTATAATTCCGTGAAATTGTTGACCATTAACATAGCTTGTATTACCATATATTGTTTTAACACTTGTATTTGAAACATTTGGATTAATCCAAGCTGAAATGGTTGCATCTGTGTATTTAAAAATATTAGTACCTAATTCTATAAATTGGTCTGTACCATTAAATCTCGCACCTGTATTTATTTTACCCGAAACTCCGAAATTGACTCCATTGTAAGGCTCACCATTAAAGTTGCCACTTGCTTCCGAAGAATCATAGTCCAAAGAATATAATGCTACACCACTTGAATCGCCAAAAATATCAGTAGTTTCAGTATTACAAACCGCAACGCCACCTGTATTAATTAATCTTTTGCCTAAAGCCATATTTATTCTTTTTCAGATGGAGGGAAAAATTTTACGTTGTATTGCAATGCGGTCTTGTAGGATTTTTTAGCATTTACTTCAGCTTCCAATCTATCGGCTTCTGCTAAAATCTCTGCTCTTTTTGTTGCAACATCCGAATTAATAGCAATGTCCCTCTCTGCTTTTCTTATAATTTGCCAATCTGTAGGCTCTAACATTTTACCTGCTTTAGATTTTATCTCTGCAATCTTACTCGCTTTGATGTCGTCTATCTTATACCTTTTTTCTTTTTCGCCTGTTGGTTCGCCATCCTCTCCAATAATATCTACCTCTTTATTAAAGTCTATGTCAGTAACATCATAGGTTACTATCTTCTTCTTTTCGTCAAAGTATAGACCTCCTTTAGTTTGGGTTTGCTTATCATAGCTTGGTCTAACAACATCGTAAAAACCATTTTCAATTAAAACCTCATCCGTTGCTTTCCTAAAGTTTAAAATATTATTCCAAACATTTGGAAGGGTTTTATAAATTGCAATACCACCATTTTTTACTAATGCTTTCATATTAACTTGATATTTGTGAGATTGTGTACCACGCCTCTGTTGTGGAAATAAATTTTATTTGAATGAAGTTTTTTGTTGAACTGGTGTCATCATAAGTACCACTTATAAGATTATAAGTTGCTGATGAACCATTTACAGTCCCTAAAGTTAAAGTGTAAGAACTGCCCCCTCCAGTAACAACTAATGTTTTTAAATCCCCTATAATAACATTTGTAAAATTTAAAGTTGCTGAATGTCCAGCTGTTAATGTGAATACATCAGCAGAAGATGTGTCAACGGTTATGGATGCGGCGGATATTAAGGAACTGCTTGATGTATATTCATCCCCTAAAACTCCGCTTGTTACTTTTGTTAATGCCATTTTTTATTTTTTACAAAGTTAAGATATTTTTAAATGAGTTACCTCGATATTTCCTGTTCCCGTTGCCGGGGCGGTTGTAAATGTTAATGTTGTTGTTGTTACTGAATAATTTGCTTTTGCTTGATAAACCCCATCAATGTAAATTTGCAAATTATTTTTATTTGCCGGTTCAGTTGACAATGTGAATGTCGTGGTTGATCCATCGCCATCAAAACTATCAATCTCAATATTAGGAGTTCCATTAAGTGCAACAAAATGCATAAATTCAACGCTTGATCCATTTGGAGGAGCAGTTGAGAAAGTCACCGTATTGGATGATGTACTATAATTAGATTTTGATTGATAAACTCCATTGACATAAATCTGAACGTTGTTTTCACTTGCAATCGTGTTTGGCAAAGTAAAAGCAGTTGTTGATCCATCTCCTGTTGAGGTTGTTGTGACTACATTTGTAGATCCCCCTGACCCTGTGGCAGTTGATGCAACTGTAATATTATCACCGCTTGGTGTCAATGTAATATTTGATCCGGCAACAAGAGTAACGTCATCGGTAGTTGAATCCGATCCGGTCAATCTTATTATTGCATTATCACCAGAATCAACCGCACTTACGGAGTAAGTTGTATTATTGTCGGTAATATTATTGAATTGAGTTTGAATGGCGGAAGTCACTCCCGATAAATATCCAAGTTCAGTATCTGTAACAGATGAAACGGCCACCTTTCCCGATGAGTTTGAAATTAATGCTCTTGATACGGTCAAATCACTTGATGTGATAGTTGTTGCCGCTCCGGTTATTGTCGCTTGTTTTCCGTTTATTAAATTGGTAATTGTAGTATTAAAATCCGGGTCATCATTTAAAGCCGCCGCAATCTCATTTAATGTATCAAGTGTCCCGGGAGCGGAATCAATTAAATTTGTGATTTGAGTATTAACATAATTTTCGGATGCGATAAATTTATATCCGGTGTCAAAATACTCAAGTTTTGAATCCGTTGTATTATATCTAATTATTCCGGCTTGACCGGTTGGTTGTTGAGCAGTCGATCCATTGGGTAAACGGAAAGCATCTGTATTTCCTCCGGCGTCAACGGTGAAATCTGGTGTTGAACTAAAACCTAATTGACCACCCGTATTAATAAAAATATCGAGATCATTTCCATTACCATCGGTTAACTCTTTCCCCGTTGCATCAACCTCGGCATTATCTGTTGTTTTTATGAATCCGAGATAGGTGTCTTTTATCCTTTGACCGGTTAGTGTATTACCCATTTTTTAATTTTTACAAATTTAGTGATTTTTTATTCTTCATTCCATAAGGCATTTTCGTTTTCCCATTTTGTGTTTCTATTTTGCCATAAAAAATTTCTAATTTTTTTTAGAATTAATTTTCTAAACCTCCCGGCTTTGGGTTGTATGGTTTTTTTTAAACTTAACATTATTCCGGAACATGGCGTAAATAGCAAATTATGTGACCCTTTGTGAGTGTTATGTCTGTAAAATTCCCATAAATAATTTGTCCATCCAAAAGATCATAATCAGTTAATGTTGTATCACCTGCCGGGGTGTCATTAGTAGCATCAAAAGTCGCTGAAGTAATACATTCTATCATGCAAAAATATTCCCCAGTTGGAGTTGATAAATTGACATCGCCTTTGATAAGCGTTCTCATTCCAAAGTCACCGAAACTCATTCGATGGAAATTATTAGCCGAATATAAATCTCTTGTTGCCATAACTATTTTCTTTTTCCTTGACCTTTATACTTTTTTTTCCAACCCCTTTGTCCTTTACTCGCATTTTTAGAATGAACGCCCGGTCGTTTCTTTTTAGCTTTAAAAATAAAATTAGATATTATTTTCGCCATTATTGATGTAATTTATTACCAAATATTTTCTCGGCTCCACGACTTCCAAAATAAGCGGTGTAAATAATCCCCCCAAGGCTTGTAAGTGGAGTAATATCGTATTTAAAAAAGAACCCTCCGATAATTGCTAAAGTAATAAACAAAAGAATCAATGGCCTAATGTTGGAAGTCAGAAAATAACCGCTCCTGCTATCCGCAACCCACCTTTTGGTGATGCCATCAAGTTCCGCTCTTTCTAATCGTAATTTTTCAATAGCCAGTTGCTTGTCATTTTCAGACATATCCGATCCACCAATGATTGCCTCAATTACACTTCCAACGGGCGTATCATTTGCGATTTTACCAACAATGGATGGAATCTTATTCAATAAGAATTTTCCAACATTTGTGTCCTTAAAACGCTTTTTTGACATAAGAATTAGAAAAATATATAATTTATCTTTTTATTTTTTTTGATTGCTTTAAAAACATTACCTCGATTGGCGTTTTCGCTTATATATGAAACATGAATCCAATCGGGATTTTCATCATCACCAAATTCCCAAATTAATTGATCAAAATTTAAATTTTCTTTTATATAATAAAACAGATCAGAATTTGTTTTTTCACCAAGTGAATCAATATCGATGGCCTGACCCTTTGTGTGTTGGCTTGTCGCTTTTGATTTAAGTTTCAAACAAAGTTCAGGTGAACGGAAAAAACTATTTACACGAATAGGGTGTCCGGCCCAAACTCTCAATGGATCAAAAACATTCTTGGCCAATTTTTTCATCTCTTGAATTTGATTCTCATTGGGAGAATTTTCAATCTCGTGCTTTTCTGCCGTTTTACTTTTTACGGCCTCATGCCATGAAATGTATTTGCTTATAAATCGCATTTGTCATCACATTTTAAAGTTTTATTTAAAAGCAATCTATCAATTGTATCATCTTGTAATTTTATGACCATTGCCTCAAGATTATCTTTTTGACTAACCAAAAGATCAATTTTCGTTTCAAGATTTGAGATTTTCTTTTTTGCCGCCTCCAAATCATCTGGATTTCTCCCGGTGATTGTGGAAATAATCATTGTTAAACTTGCGGCGATCATACCAATTAGAGTATTAATAATTTGAGCGTTTTCATCTGGAATAGAATATTTCGTCAAATAGGCTAATATCCCAACAATTAGAAAAAAAACCATCATTGCTCCGGAAAAGTGACGAATTTCTTTGGCGACTCCATTTGTAGGAAGTTTCATTTTTTTAAAATTTTTATAATTTGGATTATAGTAAAAGTTAGGGTTGCAGTTAAAACAAAAAATTGCATTATAGGATTTACTTCCGACACACTAACTGCAAATGCACCGATGTTTAAACCATAAACTCCGAAAATTTTTAAGTCATCCATTAGCTTGTTTTTTCAATTCTATTAGATATTTCAATAATTGCTCGGAAATAAGTTTTATCATCCTCAATATCCTCAAAATATCGAATCCTTTCGATTGTGGTTGTATATACATTAAAATTATCGGCTGATAAATCAACGTTTGTTCTTGTTCTTATTATTTGAAGTATTGCATCGACAATAAGATTTAGTTGATGCTCACCCCCATCATCTCCATCAAAACCGGTTATGGCCTCAATCCTTGTTTTATACTCGCCATTAAATGAAGATTGATTTTGATCAATTTCATCCATTTGATATGAATATATCTTTACAAAGGGAGTTGCTGATCCAATTGGAATTCGGTTATAAATCGGAACAGTTGACCCGGATATAGTAATTTGATTGGTCAACGCATCAATGAATTTTTTTCTTAAATGATGGAAAATTTCGTTCATTATTTTTTTAGTTGTTTTCTAATTCCTTTGATAATGTTCATTATCATCACCCTTAAATTCTTTTCAATATTTGGGTAAAAATATGGTTTCCCTTTTCGATGTCTTGATCCAAATTCTTGAACAAGAGCATAATCAAAATTATTTTCGGCAAGAGCAATTGATTCGACTTGAGCAGTTAGATTGTCAACCATAAAACCTTTAACTTCTTGCCTCAAGTTTCCGGTATCAACCGGGGCATCTCTTTTAATATCATTTTGAGATTCAGTTGCAAAATATTTTAAATTAGGATTCAAAACTTTTGCATCCAATCTTTTAAGAGAATTTAGTTTTCCTAAAATCCGATTAATATCCCCCCTGTTTGGCTCAAATTTAGTCATTACGCAAATTTAGTCGCTGAAATTTTTACATATTGATCCTCTTGGCTCTCATAAATATTATTGATTTTATAATCGCCCGTTTGACCTTGGATTTGAATCACATCGTTTGCTAAAATATATTGATCTGCGGTTTTAGTTCTAACAATTATTTCAACCTCAACATATCTACCAGAAACGAAATCGGTTTTTTGAATCTCACCTTTCAACTCGGTTACTCTTGCCCAAATTGTTGCAATTGTCGAAAGGGTTGATGTTGTTCCACCAAAGCCATCATCGGATTTTGATTGTCGTTTGATTATGATCCTATTGTTTAATTTGCCCGAATCCATTAAATAAACATATTTTTAAAGGAATTTAATATTTGAGTTACCTCTGTGGGTACTTTGACAAAAGAAACGCCCTGTAAAACGATGAAATCGGCTCTATTGTCATAATAAGTTGAAACAAGTTGCAAAATAGCTTGTTGCAATAGGCCATTATCCATTCCAAGGGTTGAATAACTTACTTTTATGTCTTGCGCCGGTAATTGATCAAGTTCAATGATTTCATCATAAAGGCCATAGGTATCATATTCAGCCGCTGATGCCTCAATGGTTACGCTTGAAATTGAATTTAAAGGACTGAATGGAATACTAAAGCGATTGTTGGCTTCTTCCAGATAATATTGCCGAGATTTAGCAACAATATCTTTTCCGATATAATTCTCGCACCAAATTCGTGCCTGTTCAATCATTGTCCCAATGAGGGTGTCATCATCTGATGTATCAACTCTCATGTAAGCTTTAGCGTCGGCCACACTTACAATTTCTGTCCCCGTTGTGGAAACAATTTTTTCGCTTGGCATTTTTTACTTTTTTTTAGTAGTTCTTTTTTTTACGCTTTTGTTTTCCTTTGTTTGTTTTGCGGCTTTTTCCTCTTTTTGCTCAATTCCGATACCTTTTTCGATATAGTGCTTGGAAGTTTTTTGATCCAAATCATGAACCTCTCCAACGTATCGCCAACCTTTTGAAGTATATACATCTTTTAAAATTTTAATTTTCATAATTTTTAATTTACTACAAAGATAAAAAAATTGCGCCACCCATTTGAGTAGCGCAACATTTACAAAACAATAAAACAATTATTATGATAAGGACAAACCAAAACCTTACCCAATTACAAATTTATTAAAATAATTTTTATACTTACCCTCGGGATGTAAAACAACTGTATTTTGATTTTGATTTCTTAAAAAGAAAAATCCTTTAAAATAATCCACCCAAATTGCTATGAAATCAATCTCGGATTTCGAATAGGTTCTATGCCTAGAAATATTTACATGGATCCCGTTTTTATTTTTAGAAGGTTTTTTTTTAGTGCCTTTCACTTGTATTTTATAAAGGTTGTTATTTATTTCAGCAATCATATCGTATGTACTTGAATTATTTAATGGCATTGAAACATAGTGTCCATGTTCCATCAATGCCGTTGCTATTTTATACTCACACAAATAGCCAATTGCATTAGAATCCATGGAATAAAGTTAATAAAAAAAAATCCCCCAAAATTATGGGGGAAATTTCCAATTAACTAAATCAAACAAAAAACTATCTTAAATAAGCCTCGTAACAGATGTTCGAACAAAATTCAGAGTTGGAAGTTTTTTCACATACCAAACATTCAAATTCGTCAACAATTGGCTCGTGTGCTATTGGGTCATCAAGTTCTTGGTCTGGAATGTACATTTTTTCTGTTTTTAATTTTTTTTATCCTATCCTCGATGTCTTTTGCTTTCATTAGCAAATACAAGTAGTCACTTGGTTTCATTTTATCTTTGTTTTGATCGATTATACTATAAATATAATCAAATAAATCATTGTTTTGCATTGTCTGAAATATAAATCATCATTGCCAAAATACTCATAAAGAAAGAGTCAACGTACGCATTGAATACCAAAAACAATCTCAATGCCCATAGAACAAATGTTAATACTAATATTAGTTTTAGAATCTCTATTTTATCCATAAAAAATCAGCCAAGGCAATTAAAGGATCGTGATCTTTCAAATATAAAAGAATTTTCACGAATAAATATATAGCCAAAAACATTGCACCAATTAGAATGGCGAAAGCTTTAGCGGCCTCAATTATGTTCTTGCGATTTTCCTCGTTGTTAATTCTTTTTACCATTATATATTCTGGTGTATCTTGTATTCTATATTCATTTTGATTTTTCATAATTTAATTTTTGGTTATACAAAGGGGGCGTTGCCGCCCCCGGTTGTTTTTATTTATTTTACTAAAGGCTCAAACATTTCAATAGTTTCATTGATGCTTTTAAGTTCTTTGGCATACCATTCTTTGTAGGTTATAGCAGTCATCTGCATCTTATCACCTAACATATTAGTCCATCCGCAGTTTTCTTGGATCTCTTTAACTCCATCTGCAGTCCATTGGGAAGGAAGTTCAGACCCATTTATGGGTTTAAGTGCGGCTTTACCGTTCACCGTACATACAGTATTAGCACCAACCTCTACAATGTAGTTGTGAGAAATAAGTCCCGTGTGCATTCTTGTTTGAAACTCTAAAGAGTTTTTTCTTTCTTTTAATCTTTTTAAAATTTGTACTGAATCCATAATCTTTGTTTTTTGTTTTGAATTATATTTCAAATATATAAATTTTTTTTCTAACACAAAAACTTTTTTTACTTTTTTTTAATTTTTTTTCATTTAAAAATAATAGCATAAAAAAAGGGTAACCTTATGATCACCCTTTTAAATACTAAACTAATCGTAATATTAAGATGTTTCAAGTGCCGTTTTAGCAGTTGAGAACGTACCTTGTACGATTGCATTTGGCAAGTAATTTGTAAGTGCTACTCTTTCTTGAGCCTTTACAGTTACAAAGCCATCTCTGAAGTTTGTAGAATCTTCCCGGCTAAAGCTAATTGCCAAGTTTTCTCTAATCCACAGTTGAGTTGCTTGAGCAAGATTTCCAACAAGGAATTTACCATTAGGCATTGCAGTATTAACAGTCACAGGAATTCCCATGATTGTTGGTTGAATACCGGTGTAAATTTGTTGTCTTAAATACTCATTTGCAGTTGATTTCAACAATACGATTTTATGAAGATCTGTTGGGTTCAAAAGAATCGTGTCAGCTTGATAGTTTACCAATGCCAATTGATTCAATGCCGCAACAAGAACATCATATTCGTTTGCAGATTCTACTGACTGATAAAACAATCCGCCACTTGATGTGGTAAATGCAGTTCCATCAGTTAAAAGCCCATCAAGGTTTGGAGATGATCCATCACCAGAGATAATTTCATTATCCTCTACGGATAAAACTTTACTTGGTACTCTTGCTGAAAGGTAAGATGAAAGTTGGGGGGTATCCGCCAACATTTCTTCAGTTAACCTCATATAAGTTCCAATTTTTTCCAAATTCACGCTTGTTGCGGTGATATCAAAATCAGAGTTTCCAAGAGTTGAACCTTGAGCAGTAGCCGCCGCATTATCAGAATATCCAGATTCTTTAGGGAAACGGATTGTTTGTGCGCTTGTTGATCCTTGAGGAATCAAACTTCTAATATGTACGCTACGACTTGGGTCAAATTTAAATTGAGCCACTACTGTTTCATCAGCAACAACACCGGTGAAGTCAGCCGCCATTGTCATGTCAGCTTTTACCTCAAAAGATGCGGCGTTTGTGTTACCTTTTACAATTCCATCAATAACGCCATCTTTGAAAGCGGCATCAAGAGAGCCTTTGAATGATTTTGAGTTTACGCCAGATAAAGTTTTTTTGGCGTTTACTTCCATTTCATCCATTCTTTTGTTCAATTCGTTATTTTTCGAAACAAATTCATTTGAAAGATTTGAGATTTCACTTTTAAGTGATTCCTCAACTTCTCCTTTTGCATTGTCTTGAGCCGAATTGAACGCTTTTTCGATTTTAGAATCAACAAGATCACCAATTTGATCCAATTGATTTTTAATTTCTTCGTTCATTATTATTTATTTAAACGGTTATACAAATATTTATAAATCTCATTGTCATCAGTTTTTACAACTGTCGGCTCTGTGACTTCCATAGTCGGCAAAGTGGCATTGATGTATAATGATTTCAATTTGTAGATTTCAGCTTCTAAAGCGTACCCTAATTCATCAGAGATGTCCCCCTTACGAATTAGTTTCGCCATATTGTCAAAACGCTTGAAAATCTTTTCCGGATCATTGTTGCCTTTTACATCAACAATCATCGCTTGATCATTTGCCGCCAATGTAACGGCTGACACTTCAAACAATTTGACCTCATTTAATTCCCGGTATTGACCATTCATTCCTTTTTGAATTGGCAAGATGCCAACGGAATTTTCGGTTATTACACCGGCTTTCATAAGTTCAATCACATCCATTCCAAGTCGTGTTTTTGGAACTTGAGCCTCAAATGCGAGTCCTTTGTCATCTTCTTCAAGATTGATCATTTTCCCAATTGGTTTATCCATATCATGTTGATACAGATATTTGACCCTTGATCCGTTTTCTTGGATTGTCTTTTTATATGCTCCCTTGTTTATGATATCGCCATCGGAATCTACGTTCCCAAAAATTGAGCCGTAACCTTTGACAATACCCATTTTTTCATCGGCATCAATAACCTCGCCGAGAAATGTTGATTTATAAAGTATTGTGTTCATATTGCAAAGATATTAAATTTCTGGAATAGGTTTTGGCTCGATTAAAATCGTACATCGGCAATTGATATTGTTTTCAGCTAAAACTCCAGATCCGGGATGAGTAAGATATTCCCCTCCAACATTAAATTTTTCATCGCCATTTACCTTTTGGCCATTTGCCGCCGCATGGGTGTCCCTTGTTCGAATAAAACTAGCCAACCAAATTTTTTGAATGTTGTTGATTCCATACATATCATTGGCCGTTTGAAGTGTTGCAAAATTGGCCGCATTTGTTGCCTCGGTTCTTACAATTCTTTTTGCTTTGTAGTCAGCTAATTTTTTAAATTGTGATTTTAATATCCTCCCGGCCTCTCTTTCATTTAATGCTTGAAACTCTGGACTTTTATGAAGTTTGGATATAATTCTTGTAATCTCTTTTTGCGATGCCAAAGAAACTCCCTTGCCTTTGAATTGCGATATTTTAAGACCGGCCTCACGAAACTTTTCCCTCCAAATATTATTGTATCCATTAGTGTTAAATTCATTTGGGAATTTTCCTTGATATGTTTTTTTATAGAGTTTAGAAAAATTTGATCCGATATTCATGTAGAGGATTGCATAGATAGCGGCGATATCATGTTCTTTAAAAAGATTCGACCAATTATTTGTGTTTTGATTTTTTAAATATTCCCCGGTTGCCTGATTGTATTCCCGGGATAAATATCTCCTTACCGGAACGATTTCTTTTTCTTCACTCCGATCAAGTTCTTTTTCAAAATCTTCTTGCCAAGCCGTTTCCTCTTTAGTGGCTTTCATCAAAGTCATTCTTCACCTCTGATTTTTTTCATCTTTTGGATCGCCCAATCAACCCCTTGAGTTCCACCCCAAAGATTCCAAGCAACGAATCCACGATCTTTCCATGGTTCATCCTTAAACTTGGGATCAATCTTTGCGTTTTCTCTATGTCTGTTAAATTGAGCCATGCGTGAAATCACATCAATAGAAAGTTTTTCTCTTTTAGCCAACATCGATGCTCTTTTCCAACCGACCTCGGTTCCTCCTTTAACAACATCCCGGCCGTATTTCTCACGCCATTCGATCATCCTTCTTGCGTTGTTTGTTGCCGCTTGGGGATAATCATCATAAGATTCTTTAATTGTATAGTTTTTTTTTGATGACAATGGGTGTTCCTCTGGAAGTAGGTCGGTATCGTATGGCTTTCGTTTGAACTTACCATTGGCCAAAGCATACAACAAACCATTCACTCTTGCAAATGCCCATTGTTCTTCGCTTGAAACTGATGGCCTCACACTTGATGGGTTGGTTCGATATGCACCAACTCCCCGGACAAATGATTTCGCTAACATTGAATACGTTGCTCTTTTTGCCGGGTTATCGCCGTATTTTTCATTGTGATCCTCAACTTTATTTTCCAAAGCTTTTTTGACTTTACCAGTCAGCTTTTGTTTGTGGATAATTTTGTCATCATCCTCATCATAATCATAAGAATCCTCATCATAAGATGATTCAATTTGTGAATAGTCACCTCTCATGATTCCCTCAAATTCCTCGTGAGATTCAAATGGCATATAAACAGTTCCTCCATTATGAACATGAGAATGATATCCATCGCCCCCCAATTCTCTGGCTCTATTTACGGCCTCTTGAATTGTTGTAAATGTATTTGGCATTCCGGGAACTTGAGCCTTTAAAAGTTCATTATAATCGATATCAATATTTTTCGGCTCAACATCCATTTCCTCGACTGACAATGGCAAGAGATTCGCCGGGACATAATAATCATCAAGTTTTGAATCTTCTTCAATACCGTATGACATCGCCGCCCTTTTTTCATTTGGAGTGATCCACCAAGCTTGGGACATTTGTCCAACCACCTTTTCCATTTCCTCTTGCAATTCTGGAATCGATGTAAAGTCAAAATCAATATAAAGTTTTTCTCCGAATCTTGGAGTGAGCCATCTGTTTAGTTCCTCCCTAATTTTTACAAGTTCAGGCATAACGGCATTTTGATATAAAGCCTTTTTTGCCTCTTTCATATTATTGTAAGTGCTTGAATCGGTATTATTTAAAAGTTGCACCGGAACATTGTAAATATTACAAATGTCTTTTATAGATGCATTGTATTGTTCAATCAATGAAAGATCCGATGCATTTAGTCCAAAGTTTACCCAAGATAATTTTTTTGGCGTGATAATAACATCACCGGCGTTGTTTGATCCTTGATATGTGTCTTTAAATTTTCTTTTCAATTCCTTTGCTTGGGTTTCTGTTAAATCCCCCTCGTCTGACATCAATACCCCCCTTGCGGTTTGATTTTGTAAATATTTTACTCCGGTTGTGACCGCCTCATTATTTGTGTCCATTGCTCGAAGTCCGGCCTTTAAAGGTGACATTCCATACAAGTGTGATCCCGTTCCATCATAATAAGGATTAAAATCTTTTATGTGACAAACATCGTTTGCATCAATTCTGACCGTTCCGTTGTATTCAAGAGTGTAAGATTTCACCGGATCAAAAATACCTCCAGAATTTATTTCCATGACTTGAGATGGTAAAACGTATAATTCTTTAAGCTTGGATTTGTCGGTCCCTGTTTCCGGGCCAATACCATAAATGTATCTATTCCCTGTTAGTTTACCGTAAGCGATAATTTCTTGAATCCATGAAATATAAGATTGCGATGGATTTGGTCTTTCTAACAATTCATGCAATTCAGTATCGGACAATTCAACCAAAGCATTTTTTTGGATTCTTTCAGCCTTGAACAATGCTGAAGTTGAGAAATCACTTGATGTTAGGGATTTATATCTTTTTAAATCATTTTCGCTTTTGATCTCGTAAATCTGAAAAGGGATTGTTTGAGCGGTCTTTGATATTAAGTTAACAATCGAATAAATTGTTGGATTGTATCGATAACCTTTATTTATGTATGTATCATCATTCTCGGGATTCCAAACAATCGAATCACCTAAATAATTATAAATCGCTTTATTATAATCAATATTTGTATTTTGAGATGATTTAAAAACCCTTTGCAGTCGATCTAAAAGTGAAGCCATGAAATTTAATAAAATTTATATACAAAAGTAATAATTAAATTACAAAGAAATCCGAACGCTTTGAATAATGAGAATAAACACTATAACGTATCGAATCCATCATGTGATTATTTTTATCTTGTGGCTTATTTATGATCGTTCCATCTTTTAATTGTTGCCAATAATAAGATTGAAATTCTTTAAAAATATTTTTAGAATCCTTGTCAACAAAAATATCGTATTCTTTTAAAAGTGATATTCCGGCATTGATTGATCCGGCTCCTTTGATTGCCGGTTTACAAATTATTCCTTGTCGTCGCAATTCCTCGCCTGACTTTGGCTCTGCTGAATCATAATAACAAAGTGTGTCATCATGACCCCGAGCCTTGAGAAAATCTGCAATATCTTGATTTGTCATTCCTGTTTTGTAACACAATTCTTGAATGTAAATCTTTTCATTAAACTTTTGTAATAAACAGATCGCGGTTGGATCAACTGAAAATCCGAAGTCAATACCAATCACCGGATTGTCAAATTCTGGGAACTCGGACTTTTCAATAAAATTCCAATTTAGAAATATTTGTCTATTTGAATAAAAAGCCTTTTGACCCATTCCATAAACACGCCAATAATCTGGATCACGATCTTTCATTCTCTCGATTTCATAAACCAAATCATCGGACAAAAACAAATTATCTTTGTAAGTTGTTATCCAAGTTTCGGCATCATGTCTGGGGATTACCTCATCATAAATCCAATGCGTTACTTCAGATGGATTAAAATCCAAAATCATTTTATCAGTACATCGCATATTGATTTGACGATAATCCTCTTGGGTTAATTCATTAGCCTCATTTAAAAAAGCAATATTTCTTTTTCGGCCTCGGATTTTTTGTGGCTCATCAACTGACAATAATTCAACAAGGTGATTATTGTATCTAAAAGTGTTTTCGGCCTTATTATGAATTCCGGCATAATACATTCCAGTTTCCTCCAATAAAGAAATAAAATCCCTTTGCACCGATCCTTTGAGGGCCGGGAGGGTTTTTCTAATTATGGAAATTGTCAATGGCTTCTTTGATGTTCTTAATAGATAAATCAAATATTGACAAACGGCATAAGTTTTCCCGCTACGAGTCCCGCCTTGTAATATAGCAAAGCGACTTTTGCAATTAAGTAGTTGCTCAAATTGAATGTTCGTTTTAAGAATCTTTTTTTCTCTTGTGGACTTCAAAAGTTACATCTGTTTCAACATTGCTTGAATGTTCTATTTCTTGTCTTTCAATATAACCACGCTTTTTGCCTTTAGTTTTTAAAAGAAAAAGAGTTGCGGCCGGATTATGATTTTCAACCATTTTATGGAGAGCGGATTCAGCAAAATCCAAAACAACATTTTGAACATCATCAACATTTTCACGATATTCCTTATCGGCATCCATCCAACGATAATGGGTAACTCTATCAATACCAACCATCTTTGCGGCAGTGGTAACTACCCCGAGGGTTTTTTCCAATGCCTCGATCATTGCTCTCTTTTTTATAGCCGTTGCATTTTGTTTCATTTTACAAAATTAGTGATATTTTTTGCCATTGATTTTAACCTTAATATTTGGATCAAGTTTTTGCATCCTGTCTATTATGACTTGACAATATTTAGGGTCAAGTTCCATTCCGTAGCATTTGCGTTTTAGTTGATGTGCTGCAACCATTGTTGATCCGCTACCTAAAAAAAAATCTCCTATTAAATTTGCGTTTTGATTAAAACGATTAATTGACCAATTTATAAGATCAATCGGTTTCTGTGTTGGATGCACCCTGTTTGATTTTTCAGATGCCTTTGTATATTGTCTGACTACACT